GCAAGAGAGCGTATGGACGGCGTGTCAATGCGTATGGTGACAGGTTTTGACATTAAGTCGGACCAGTTCATCACCCGTCTGGACGTGCTTTATGGTTATGTCTGGGTTCGTCCTGAGTGGGCGGTTGTTGTCGCAGACATCATCTAATCACTAAAAGGAGAGGGCAAAGTGCCCTCTCCCTTCACTCGTAAGGAGCAAGTAAATGGCTAAAGTTAAACCTTATCTCGGCGTGTATGAGAGTATGGAATTTCCAGAATATAAATTTCAAGAATATCCGAAGGTTGTCGGGTATAAAGATGAGGGTAAAACTGATCCGATTTTGGTCGGAGATGCGAAAGAAGAAATCGACTTCATCACCAAAGGCGGTCCGGGTGCCTTTAAGACCCGTGAAGATGAATTACAGGCTGAGTTGGAACGCAAGGCTGTAGAATTAGAACTTGCAAAAACTCAGCTTGCAGAGTTGAAGGCACAGAAGGAACTTGTTGAGTCTGCAAAGCCTAAACCTTCATCAAATACTTCTGTGTCTTCTTTGAAAAAGGACGCTTAAAAATGACTGCAGGTATCAAAAACTTTTTAACTTTGCTGGTTGCATTGTTGTGGGTAAATGGTGCCTGCGCTCAAACCTATAACCAGATGACTTGGGGATTTACCTTGCCGTCTGGTTCGCCTTACAATTTTGGGGCGAATATTCAAGGGAACTGGTATAATTTAGGAACTGTAAGTTCTGCGGGTGTTTGGAGCATTCCTTCAAGCAATTTGTCATTTACCCAGGCAGGGACGGGTGCGGTAGCTCAAACAGTTAGTGCAAAATTATATCGTTACATTGATATGGATGATTATAAAGCGGCAACTGATACATCAGACTGTTCTGCGCTGACAAAAGCTATTGCAGCAAATACCGGCGCAGTTATCCGTCTGCCTCCCCGCGTTGTGAACTTAGGCACAGCGTCTGTCGCATGTAACATCTCAATTACAAACATGGTGCAGTTGGAGGGAACTGGATGGCAGACTACCGCTGCTTCTGGAACTGTTCTTTATGTTCAAAACGCTACGGGAAATCCATTCACAATTTCTGGAAATGGCGCTCGGGGCACGACAGTCAAAAATTTAACAATCAAGCAAGCCCAACCTAATCCGATTGTCGGATGGACGCCAACTGCATATCCGGCTTTTTTTAATGTTCAAACAAGCGACATTCGTTTTGAAAACATAATGGTCTGGGGTGTTACTCAATTTATGGACGCGATAAATGCTGGGCGTCTTTATTTGGATAATATTTATGGTCAGGTGTTTAATAACTTTTTGACGCTGGACACCGCGTATGACTCGCCAAGAATTACGAACATTCACCTATGGCCATTTTGGTCAGCCGAATCAAATATTATGTCCTATCAACAAGCAAATTTGAAAGCCTTTGTGTTTTATAGAGTAGACACACCTTTTGTGGATAAAATCTTTACGCTTGCCTCTTTGACAGGTTTTGAATTTGGATCATCTGCATCTGGCGTAACGTCTAAGTTTGCGGGTGGGGCGATTACATGTGATTTGACAAAATATTGCATTGATAGTGTTGGAAACAATGTTCAAGGTCATATCGACTCTTTGGAGCCTGACTCGCAGCCTTTTACAGCCCCCGGCACTGGTATCGTTGGGGGTCGAGGTATAATTGTGCGAGGGAATGCTACAAGCTGGACCATTGATGCGCTTAACGGAACTTGGTATGATACCGAAATCGTTGAGATGGCGTCAGGCTCGACGGGTAGCAATCTACGGATCAACGCACTGCGTTGTTGGAACTTTAATATTAGCAATTCAGGTGCAGGCTGCTCTAAGGATTTGGGAACGACAAATTCTGTGTGGTTTGCTACACAGCCGCAATTGGTTGGCGGTTATAATTCATGGATTTCCATGACTGGTGCTCCCCCTACTTTAAACGTGCAGCGTAATACCGTTAATAACAAAGCAAATTTTCCGGTAGTGCTTGATGCTAGTGCAGGTAATCCTGTTACTTATACAGTAGCAGGAAGTGATACCAACATCACATTAAATTTAAGTGCTAAAGGAACTGGTAGTGTCCAAACTGCATTTCCTTTTTCAGCCTTATCAGTTCGCATTACTCCTACGACTTTTGCTTCCCTTGCAGCTTGCGCAGTTGGAACTGCTGGAACGATTGATGTGATAAATGATGGGGCGACATATGCAGGTGGTGCAACAGGCACGGCTGCAAGCAGCGGCGGCACTTCTTATCGAGTAGTTCTTTGCACGAATGCGCGGGCAGGCACTTACGAGTGGGATTATAACTGATGACCGCAACCGTATCACGCGAGCAATTCTTCTCCGCAATAGCGGCGATGGCGAATTTGGAAACATTTTCGCAAGCTGTTTTGGCCAATCCAAATACGACCGCGTGGAACCAGTTTAATTCCGCGACCTGCATTACGTCCACGGATGATATTGCTCTTTTAGTTCGAACCACGTTCAACTGGACGCAGCTCCAACTTGACTCGCTTTTCACCCTTGCGGCGACACTTCCGGGTGGAGATGTGGCTTGTGGGGCGGCGGTTGTGCCAGCAACTGTGGCCACGGTTTCAAGGCAGCAGTTCTTTGCGGCCATTGCCATTCAAGCCAATGTGGAATTGCTTTCGCAGGCTGTGACCGCGAACAAAAACGACGCGCTTTGGATACAGTTTAATTCTGCAGTTTGTATTTCGATCACAGATCAATTGGCGCTTTTAGCCCAGACGACTTTTGGCTGGACATCGGCCCAGTTGGTTTCACTTTTTGCCCTTGCCGACACCCTCCCCGGCGGCAATGCCTCTTGCTCTGTCCAGCCTATTGACCCGATCTACCCGACACCTTTCGGCGGGGCGACATTCACGGCGCTCGATATTATCAATCTTGCGTATAAAGACGCAGGTGTTCTGGGTGTTGGTCAGACGCTTCTTGCTGAAGATGTCAATGACGCCTTGACGCGATTGAATATGATGATCGCTCAATGGCGGATGAAACGCTGGTTGGTCTGGCACCTTGTGGACAAGAGTGTGGTGTCAACTGGGGCCCAAAGCTATACGGTCGGCCCCGGTGGTGACATCAATGTAGCAGCGCGCCCGGACAAACTCGAAAGCGCGTTTTTTAGAATGCTGGCGGGCGGAAGCGGCACACAGGCGGTGGACTATCCGCTCCAGATCCTTTTCTCAATGGAGGATTATGCGAGGATTACGCTCAAGCAATTAGTGTCGTTTTCTCAGTGCATATTTTATGACTCCGCTTGGCCTTTGGGGCGCATTTACCCTTGGCCGATCCCACAAGCAAACCTCTACGAAGTCCATATCTTGCTCAAAGATGTGTTGACGGAATTCAACAATCTAACAAGCCCTTTCATATTTCCGCCCGAATACCTTGCAGCGATCCACTACAATCTTGTAGTTCGAACCCGCGCTGCATACCGCCTTCCACCAGATCCGACATATGAAGGGCTGGCGGCAGATGCGCTCCAGACGATCCGTTCTGCGAATGCACAAATACCTAGCCTTGTGATGCCGGATAATCTGGTCCGTCCGAGTGTCTACAACATTTATAGCGACCAAACGAGGTAACTCAAATGGCTATACCTGATCGTCTTCCCACTGGTTACGCGCTTCAAGACGGATTTACTCTTGAAAACATTATTGCTACTCCACAATGGCAGACAAACTACGGCATCACAGCTTTAGCTGGCGGCGGTCGTTCTTCTTCCACTCCAGTTCTTGTTCTTGGTTTGAACGTAGTTACAACTGTTGCAACTGCAGCAGATAGCGTCGTTCTTCCAAGTGCAGTTGCTGGTAGTGTTGTCTACTTGCTGAACGCAGATAGTGCAGATGCTGTGCAGGTTTTTGCAAATGCTTCTGACACGATCAACGGCACGGCTGGTGCAACTGGCGTTTCATACGCTGCAGCAAAACGTGTGCTTTTCCTCGCAGTAGATAACGGCGTTTGGATTGCTAACGTCTTAGCAGCATCGTAAGGAGCGCGTAAGTGCCTCAGATCCAACTTGTTCAAGGTGCATATACTGCGCGCTCGGTCATAGCGAACGCGCAGAGGTGCATCAATCTGTATCCAGAACAGAACACGAAGGATGCTGAAGTTCCTTACACGCACTACTGCACTCCGGGGCTGACGCTTCTCGCGCAAGGAATTGTGGCTGAGGTGCGTCAGCTTTACACAGCGTCCAACGGGCTGCTTTTTGCGGTCATCGGGAACATTGTTTACTACGTGCCAGATAATTTTGTGCTGCAACAATTAGGCAGCATCACTTCTCAATCTGGTCTTGTAAGTATGTATGATAATAAGTTCTCGCTTATTATTTTAGATGGCTCGACGCAGGGATGGAGTGTTAATCTTACATCGCTTGAGTTCAATGTTTTTAATCCGACCAATTTTGTTGGCGGAAATCAAATTCGCTACATTGACACGTTCTTAATTTCTTCTACAGAAAACGCCAACATTCAATCTAGCAATTCCAACGAGACGACTTATCCCGACCTTGGTGTTGCTACGATGTCTGGAGATGCTGATCAACTCCAAATCATCGATGTTGTTCATAAGGAAATCTGGAGTTTTGGCAATCGGACCACAGAAGTCTGGACGAATGTGGGGTCATATCCGTTTCCGTTTGCACCCATTCCCGGTGTGTTCTTGCAGCACGGAATTGCGGCTTTGCGCTCCCTAGCAAAATGGGGCTTGAATATATTCTGGCTTTCGGAAGACAACAATGGTCAAGCTCTTATTATGCAAGGCACGGCCTATAAAGCTGACATTATTTCCACCCCCGCCATTGCAGATGCTATCGGAAAATATGATAAGATTTCTGATGCTATCGGGTTCTGCTATCAGCAAGGTTCACATATTTTCTATATGTTGAGCTTTCCATCTGCGAATGCGACGTGGTGTTATGATCTGTCAACCCAACTCTGGCATGAGAGAGGGTATCTGGATGATAACGGAAATCTTGTAAGACATCGTGCTAACTGCGTTGCCCAAGCCTATAACCGCACAATTGTTGGCGATTGGCAAAACGGAAAACTCTATACTTTTGACCTCAACAATTACACAGACAACGGAAACCCGATTTTACGTATTCGCTCCTTCCCACATCTTGTGTCTGACGGAGATCGCGTAAGCTATACAAACTTTATGGCTGACATTGAGGTCGGCACAGACCTTGATCCTTCCGAAAACCCCCAAATCACCCTTTGCTGGAGCAATGATCGTGGGGTAAGTTTTGGAAATGGCTTACAACAATCGTTAGGTAAATCTGGCGAATATCGTGCAGTTCCCTCTTGGAGCAGACTGGGATTTGCGAGAGATCGTGTGTTTGAATTGTCTTGGACTGCTCCTTGTCCAGCAGCCTTGAACGGCGCGTGGATACAAGTTGAGAAGATGGAGACATAACGTGCCAATTTTAAAAAGCGTTCCAAACTCTACAACACAGCTAATTGATGAAAATGGAAAGCCGACACGGCAATTCCAATTGTTAATGGCTGCTTTGGCTACGCCCGGAAACATCACGTCTTATGATCTTGCTGACGGCGCGGTTCTTACCACAAAACTCGCTAATGGATCGGTAACAACTGACAAACTTCCAGATAATGTTATTACTGAGACAAAAATTTCCGACAGTTCAATCACAACTTCAAAGATTTTGGCCAATTCTATCACGTCAAATTTGATTGCAGCTGGCGCGATTGTCACTGATAAAATTTATGCCAATTCAATCGTTACTCAGCATATCAGTATTGGGGCGGTTACGACTCAAAACATCGCATTAAATTCTGTTTCGTATGCTGGCGGGCAGTCGTCGAGTGGTTCTTCTGCGACGATCAATCTTGTGCCAGTGCAGAACTCGATTGTCTGTATTCTTGGAACGTATGATGGAACGGCTGCAACAAGTTCCGGCACCATCACAATTTCTGTCAACGGAACACCCATCGACTCCGGCACAATTCCGGGTATTTACTTTACAGCGATGGGTTTGGCTCCGGGAGCTAATCCTTTGTATGCAGCTTCTATTTTTGGGGGCCCAAATACTAACCAAATTTTTAGCTATGCCCCTGTAACGACTGTCGCGGTTTATCCTCGAACAATTCAGACCAATTATACAGTTCAAAATACCGACACTGCTTTGGCCATAACTTGTTCTACAAATGTAGGCGGGCCGGTTAGCGTGTTGGCTTGGGAGCTTTCAAGATGACTAATAAAATGTTTATTCACTATGATGACCAAGGGAACATCGACTCCTTCACCCATGAACATGCAATGTTTTTTGAACAGCGGAAGGCTGCGGGTGAAAATATTATCGAAGTCGAGCGTAAGTTCGATTATAAAAGTTTTAAGGTTGATTTGACGACCTTGACTATCGTGCCGAAGACCCCAGAAGAAATTGCTGCGGCTCAGCCAAAACCCATTGCTATTCCGATAGTTATTCAGCCTGTTGCTCCAACAACTTCTCCCGAAACCCCTATCCCTTCGGGGAGTTAAGTATTATGATGTGTAGGCCGGATTTGACATTTAGGAGATTAATATGGACCCTTTAAGTCTATCCCTGATTATGGGTGGCGGGACCTTGGCCGGAAATCTCCTTAAAGGATTTGGCGGCCAACAGGCTTCTTCCATTCAAGCAGGTGGTGCGCAAAACGCAGCTCTTTGGCAAGCCCTTGCCGCAGGCCAAGCTCAACAAAATTACGCCCAGTATTTTAATCAAGCAAAAGCGGCCTTGAACCCTTACGTTCAAGCTGGCCAAACTTCCATGAACACCCTGCAAAGTTATTTGACAGGGAATGCTGCAAAAACTGCAGGTATCGGCGGGGGCGGCGATACGCTTATGTCTACCTTCCAGCCTACCCAAGCGCAGCTTGAAAGCACTCCGGGCTATCAATGGGCGAAAACACAGGCCCTTGGAAGCATGGCAAATTCTGGTGCAGCAAAAGGCCTTGGCACATCCGGCAATCTTGTGCAGCAAATCGGCACGACAGCAACAGGTCTTGCGTCACAAACATTCCAGCAACAACTCCAAAACTATATGAACCAAAACCTTCAAGCCTATAACATGCTATTCCAGCCTTCACAGCTGGGCGCACAGGCGGCAGGGCAGTTGGGGCAAGCGGCTTTACAAACTGGCCAGTTGACTGGAAATGCGATGATGGGTGCAGGCACGGCACTTGGTCAAGGTGTGATGGGTGCAGCAAATGCACAGGCCCAAGGAACAAATGCGCTTTATGGTGGGATTGCATCTGGCCTAAGTTCTACCGCATCTCTCCCAATAATGGCGCAGTTGGCTGGACAAGGTGTCATGGGCGGCGGGAATGTCAGTCCTTCCGGCCCAGCAGATTTGTGGAATTTTGCTACTGGCAACACAAGTCCATTCCCTTCAAGGGGCTATCAAACCTCTACAAACGCTTTAAACTATACCGGCGGATTACAATAAGGAGCCTCAGATGGCTGGCGAAATTCCATACCCACAAGCTCCAGAAGGCCCAAGGTTTACAGAAAGTAATCCTTTGGAAATGATGTCGCAGATGCAAGGCATTGCTTTGCGGAATGCTGAAACTCGCCGTGCAGAACAAGCAGCAGCTATTCAACAACAACAATTTGTTGCAAAGCAGGCGCTCGGCCAGTTGATGCAACAACATGTGAACCCAGAAACTGGCGATCTTAACAACGAAGAATTCCTAGTTCATGCCTCTACTGTTCCAGAAATCCGCCCGATCATGGGCGAAGTTATGACGCTCATGCTTAACAATCAGCATGTGCATGAACAAATTCTTGGCCAACAGTTAATGAATGCTGAGAAAAAGTTAGATACAAATGCTGGGATTATATCTTCTATTTACCAAGAAAAAGTGCGGAAGGGTTTGAAAGGCCCGGAGGCTGATAAGCAAGCTGCGGCGGATTTTGTGGCCCAACAAATTGCAGCTGGAACTTTAGAGCGAGGCCCGCAATCGCAACAAGCATTGATCCAGATGACAAAAGCGATTGACGGCGGGCAGAAGTTTGATGACTTTGCGCGCACTTTTGCGATGTCAGCGCCAAGAGGGATTGAAGGTATCAAGGCTGCAGGTCTGACATTGGGGCAGCTTACCGCTCCTATCGAAACCTTTGACGACAACCCTGACTCCCCAACATACGGTCAGAAAATAAAGGTTCCAGCCTACAAGGTTCAAGGTGCGCTGCCAGAAGGTGCTGCCGATCTTATGGGAGAACCAATGAATGCTGCGCAGGGCGGGTCGGCTCCTCCCGCTGCTGGCGTGGCTCGGCAGGGGCCTCAACCCTCTGGGGCTCCTGCCACCCAATACAAATACCTTCAAGAAGCTCCAGTTGCAGCGCAGCGCGAAGTTGCCTTCCAAAAAGGTGAAGGGGATTACGCAGCGCTCGGTAAAGAAATCGGTGAAGCTGCGGCAGGTGCGGCGGCAAGTCAACAAGCTATAACCGAAACAAAAAGTTTGTTGAAAGACATTGAAGCTCTTGGGAAGTCAGGAACAGGTCCGACAGCACCCATGCGTAAAGCTGCGGGCAAATTATTGCTTGACGCCGAAAATCTTGTCGGAAATTCTGATCCTAACTCCCCAGAAGGAAAATTGGGTAAGTGGGCAAAAAGCTCATTAGACAAAGTTGCAAAAGTCGTAACAGGCTCAAACGATCCGAAAGAATGGGTTGGCGCGGCAGAAGCCTTTGAAAAGTTAGCGGCGGTTACGGCAATTGCTGGACTTCGAACTGCGGTTGGCCCTTCAAACAAAGTGACCCAGCAAGAGGTCATGAAATTTATGGATCTCTTTCCGGGCCTCTCATCTTCTCCCGGCGGTATTAAGCGCATGTTGAATTATATGGAGAAGATCAACGACACAGCCTTGCAGCGCCAAGAACACTTCAATCGTTACACAAAACATTACCGCACTGACCGTGAAAGAGGT